ACACAAAGATAAAGAAAGATTGTAAGAACTCAGCAATACAAATTCTAATAAACACTATCTAACATCCTAGCTCCACATTGCCTTAGTTATCGCAATGAGAGTTTCCTTCTTATCTTTGATCTTACTGCTTCTGTTGATGGCTTCCGGTTATGCTTCAGACGATCCTTATTGTAATACTCATAACTGCTTGCCTGACAATGAGCCATTGAAGTTAGTTATTCCTTCAGGATTAGTGCCAGATAATTATTTGTGCATCTTTGGTGGTACCTCGAACTTTGAGCCTCATGATTCCATTGCACCTGAGCAAGCTAAGATGGAATACTATGCTAAGCACGATGCGTATATCTGCAGGAACACTCCAAATGTCCTAGAGGCATCTTACAAGTGGTATATGGAAGCTGGTAAGAACCTAGTCACAGTTCTAGTTGATGTAGATAGATCTTCAAGCCCTGTAGTTCCGCCAACTAGCCAGATAAGAGCTAGTTCTAACTACCTGATTGATGCACATTTCGAGATGGGAATGCTAAATATCAGAGAGCCTTATCAGAGATGCAGACCTGGACCGAGTGATTGGATACCTAGACGCAAGTCAGAATGCATTCACAGACAGAGTAGTTACAATATCGGTATGGCGGTTGTCTACCCATCGGAAATATTACAAAATTATAAGATTGATGTTGATCCAGATGGAGTCGTGATTTCAACTAGCAAGGGAGATTGGAGTACTGCTATAAGAGCTGAATGCGCAAATTATAAAGGTTTGCGGAGACATCTTATTGGTACAACTCTAAGAATTAGGTCTAAGGATTCTCTTGCATGTTTGATAACTGGGAGTAGACAAACTTTGTATAAAGATATAACTATGAGATATGCATTTGAGTCTAAGACTGGGTGTGAGACCAAGCTAAAAGCTAGACAGCTTTTTGATAGTTGGTACTCACCTAGCTTCTTCTTAAGTGTAGGCCCAGTTGATAGGTTACCTGTTCTTTATGAGTCTTGCAAAGACAACCAGGACGGGGAGTTCTTCAGAGATGATTACAAGCAGCAATGCTATGCTTCCTAAACAACTTCTCAGTGATTGACTGACTAGTTTTCTTTGGCGTTTAGCTGTTGGACGTAACGAGTGAGTGTTTTCTAAATTGTTATTTCGGATTGGCTGCAATCTTTCTTATTCTTTGTG